GATTGATTTTGACAGACCTTCCTTATCTAAATTTGTACATGAACTGTATATTCATTCAGCACGTAAACTATGGCAGACAGCTTATCTTTTGAATCTAAATGTACCATCGGAAGTGCAAGCTCGTAATCGTCAGGACATTGAGAATGTCATTCGCCAATGCTTAGAAAATGTGATTCGTGAATTTCTTCCTTGGCAAGCGATTACGAAAAAATACTTTACAACTCCTGAGCCAACAAAGCCATTTGTTTCGGCTCCAGAACCTGAACCTGAAGAAGAAACGAAAGGTGTATCATTTGAAGATGATTCTTCAGAAGAGGAGGAAGAACAGCCTAAGATAACAATTACGGATGAAGATGCAACTTTGGATATTCCTGAAATTGCAGAAGAGGATCCAATGAAGGAACTAGAAGCGAAAGTTTCGGAAACTCTCGTTCTAAATCTGTAGAGAATTACGACAACAAACAACAAATGATGATTGTAGTAGCCTCTATTGCTGTCGCATTAGTGGCTTTTATATTGTATGCTCTGGATCGCAAGGCAAAGGGTGAGCCTATTTCTTGGGAAACAGCGAGTAAAGTTTCTTTGTTTGGAGGATTGGTAACATCAGGAGTTGTATTTGCAACAGGAAGTGAAGGTGTTACAGAAGTTGCGAAAACAGTAACGGAATCTATACCGTCTGCAGTTCAGGATATGTTTGTAGGCGTACCCACGTTTTAGATTTGTTCAATATCATATGGAATAGGTGGATTTTGAATATTGTAATAATCAGAATATGTTCGAAATATATATTTTGATGCCTGATTTGGAATTATGTTACCTTCAAAGTAATAAATTGTTCCTACACTTCGTCTACCTGCTGATCCAGGGTGATCACGTGTAGCAAATGCAAATTTTCCTATAATTATTCCTGTAGTTGCATCCTTATAATACTTTGTAGTATCCATATCACTATTATCCATCTATCATTAAAACGGGACTACCCTCTGCAGTTTCAACTACATACTGTTTTAAACTAGCAATTTCTTTTCGTGGAACTGCATTATCTTTACAGTAACGAGATATCGCTTTGTAAAGATGAAATCCATGATAGCGATCATGTTTTGGATCATCCTTTCCAAATAAAATAGAACCACCTTCAATCGTAAGCCATTTCATAAACATAGTGTATAGAAGGTTATCAGGTTGAGGTTCAGGAAATAAGTCCCAAAATAAAGAAGTTGCAAGGCGAGATAAATCAAAAGAAGGATTGGGTTTCAATTCAGGAAATTTAGAAATATAATAATGTCCATAATTGTATTGTCCACCCGCCTCTTCTTCTATATAAAAATGATCACTCATAAAAAGTTTTGGCTCTTTCATACCTGTTAGTTTTACGGAAGATATACCTCTTTCGAAATCTATGATTTTGATTGTGTATCCGTATGTTGGAACACGATACAAAATTCCACCACAATTATAGTAATAATATTCTACATCTGTGGATACATACATAATATTGTTTGCATGAAGATCATTATGAGTGAACGCAAACATACGCTGAGCATATGCCAATCCAAAAATGACTTGTGAAATCCACGCAAGATGTTTTTCTGTTTCAGGATTCATCATCATTAATTGATAAATTGTTCCTTCACATTTTTCCATAACGGTAACTTGCACAGGCACATTTTTGAACGTAGCCCATGCAAACGGTTCACAGCTTTCATCTTCATCATCTTCATCATCTTCCTCACCACAATCACACGAATGTAAGTCAAAAATATACGATGTAGACACAGATGATGAATCAGATTCATCTTCAGGAATACCTTCTTCATCATTCAATACTTTGTTTAGATCACCCATTTCAACATCACCTATATTGGCTGTATCTAGTTCTTTCACATCACCTAAATCAATTTTTTCACCTAATTGAATGGCTACTCGTGTTGTGCGTGTATGTTTAAATTCAGTTGCTTCTTGAATTTCATCGGAAAGTTTAATATCAAACATTTTTCCTATATTTTGTGAAAACCAAGGACGATCGCATAGTTCTCCATAATCATCCGAAATATCAATAATATGTTCAGCTGTATTTCCTGTAAAAACTCCAAAGACTTTTGGAAAATGAGCACATCCTGTTTGAGATAACACACTACTTATTAACGCTCCTACATAAGCAGCATTGTTAGGATTTTGAATTTTATCCATAGCAAATGTAGCCTGTTCCAAAGAGGTTGGTAATCCTAATACAGATCCATATTCGCCTCTCATCCATTTATAAGGAGAAAGTAACATTGTAGTCTTTCGGTGAATATCAACTATATTTCCCGACTTTGTTCGTATTTTAGAAGGAGATAGAATAGCGGCTATTTCATCATCAAACCGAATACCGTATGCGGACACACACTCGAGCTCGGAGGACTTAAATAGTTTCTCAATCGGTGGAAAATAGGGCTGAATATCTTGAATATTCCAATATATTTTTGCATGAGGTGTTAGCACAGCAATTTCGTATTTATGGATAGTTAGAGAAATGCAAGAAGATCGTAGTTCTGCATTTTGTTTGCTACGTTTCACCATATTATAGAGTTGTGTTAAAGCATAATCAAAAACTTCACGCATTAGTATTAATGAACTTCAACATAAAGAAGTTTAACATGGATATGATCCGTGAACGATGTGCATTAGATTCTAAAAAAGCTCCTATGATTGTCTTAATTGGTAAACGTGATACGGGAAAATCTTTTTTAGTGAGAGATATTCTTGCAAACACACAAGACTGTTTTCCAATTGGGACTGTGATTTCAGGTTCCGAAGTAGCAAGTCCTTTTTTTCAGGATATTATTCCTGCAAAACTTATTCATGACAAATATAGACCTGAGATCGTAATGGGATCTATTAAACGTCAAATGTCTGTAAAACAAGCAAGAAATCGCGAGAATAGAGGAGGTGGACATTCCAATGTAGATCCTCGTGCGTTTTTGATTCTGGATGATTGTTTGTATGACAAAACATGGATGAATGAAGAATCTACTCGCTATGTGTTTATGAACGGTCGTCATATTGATTTGATGAGCATGATTACCATGCAATATCCCTTAGGTGTTCCTCCCAATTTACGAACCAATATTGACTTTGTATTTGTTTTACGTGAGACTGTGATTGGAAATCGTAAACGTATTTACGAAAATTATGCAGGTATGTTTCCTACATTTCAGATGTTTTGTCAGTTTATGGATCAGTGTACAGAGAACTATGAATGTCTAGTCGTCTGTAACGGTATTCAATCCAATCGTTTAGAAGATCAAGTGTTTTGGTATAAGGCTTCTGAACATCCTCCTTTTAAATTGTGCGATGAGTCTCTTTGGGTCGATAACAAACCGTTTGCAAGTGCTATGTTAGCCGCAGATGAATATTCACCTGATAAAATGCATAGAAAAGCTAGCGATCCTTGGGTAAAAGTGAAAAAGACTTCTTAATTATCACGAATCGCTCCTTCGGAAGGATGCAAAGGAGTATCAAACTGTTGCTTTAGATCCTCGAGAGTTGCAATACCTGCATCCTTATTTGCATCATCAAGTGTCTTTTTCTTGCGCTCTGCATTCTCCTTCTTCTGTGCCTCAATCTTCTGCTGCTTCTCCTCCTCAAAGAACATATCGCGATTTACCTCATTCTCCTTGTACTTTCGCATGAGTTCATTGAGTTCTTTCTCAGCATACTCAACTTCTGGCATCATATGCTCTGAAGGATCCCAAGGTAGCCAACATCCAACCTTACCAATATACAGATTGTCACGAGGATACTTGCGCTGCATGACTTTCGCATACTGCTGACACTCTTCCAGATTTGCAAAGATACGACGAATCTTTACACCACGGACATTCGTGCGAAACTTTACTTTCTCACTAAACTGATTCTCAAGATCCTTCTCGTTCTTGAGAAGAAACACCTGATACTGCTCATGAATATCTGTCTTCTTAATCTCCTCATTATGAACCTTCGTAAACTCCTGTAGATCACCCATTAGATCATCAATCTTGAGCGTATACTTTTTGGACAAAAATGCAACAAAGTGCTCCATGCCCTTGACCTTCCAATCGTACTCTAGCCACTTTACAAACTCCTCATTCATAAACTCTGCCTTCTGCTTAATCACTTTCTCGGGAGACAAGAAAGATACAATCGAATATCGCTGCGTTGGGATTTCGGCATCCTCCTCCAAATAATCAATGAGAGTTCCATCATCTTCTTCTACAGGTAGTACTTCACGAGGCATTTGTTTATTAGTGTATTCGTCTGTGAAAGTCGCTTATTTAACGTGCGTGTTGGGTTTACATTCCCCTATTCCCAATGTCTGTTGCATCATAATAGGAGCTTCACAACCTTTGCAAGGACATTTTTTATGATCATATCCCAATATATGTCCTATTTCATGAGATATCATATATTGCCGATAATCACTTAAAGAAAGTTTTGAAGAAGACGCACCATGAAACCATCGGTCTGCGTTCAAATACATATGTCTTCCTCCCAACTCTGCACATGACAAATTATTCGAAAGTCCACACACTTTGTGTATTGTGGCAGAACTGGAAAGACGTATAATTACATGTTCGTCCTTTTCAACAGGTTCAAAAAAATAACCATATTTGGACCATCCATGTGGATCGTTCAAATAGGCCCCTACGTAGTATCCAATCTGGACAGGGATACGAATAGAGTATTTTTGAATTACATCTGAGTCAATGCGAAATGTATATCGTATATGTTTCATTGAATAATTATCTAAAGTGTTGTATAAAATGCCTGAAGTTAAAGTAGCTGCTCCTGGCGTTGATGTTGGTGATTTAGTAAGTCGGGCT